AATCCTGTGCTCACGTGGATGGCGGGCAACGTCGCGCTCTACACGGACTCAAACGGCAACATCAAGCCCGACAAGGCCCGATCCACAGAGAAAATCGATGGCATCGTCGCGCTCATCATGGGATTGGCTCTCGCGTCCACTAGCGACGACGACGGAGTGGCTGACTGGTCGATCAGCATCATCTGACGACGAGGAGGCCGTCTGGCATCCAGATGATGTCGTGACGCTCCGGGCTCTCGACGCTCTTGCCCCGCAGTACTGGGGCATCGAGCCGATGGACCGGCTGACGGCCCAGACGGCCGTACGCGTTACGGCGATTCTAGCCTGCCTGCGGTTCATCTCGCAGTCGATCGCGTGTATGCCCCTTGAGATCATGCACAGCGGCGACCGGAAGAAACGGCCGGCCATCGACATCCCGTGCTATCCGGTTCTGACCCGCCAGCCCAACGGCTGGCAGTCGACCTACTCGTGGATGGAGCAGACGGTTTTTCACACCGGGTTGTACGGCAACGCTTTCAGCCGAATCGTGCCAGGCGAGCGCGGCTTCTGCACGCAGCTGATTCCGCTCCATCCGAGCCGGATGATCACGCGGCGGCTCTCGGACAACTCGCTTGAATATGTTTACCAGGACGCCTACGGCCGCCAAGACATTTACGACCAAGGCGAAATCCTGCACTGCCGATGGCTCTCGGATAACGGCTACCTTGGGCAAATGCCGGCCGACCTGTGCGGGACGTCAGTATCTCTCGCAAGAAAACTGGACATCGCGGCCTCCGCATTTTGGGACAACAGCGCGCGGCCAGACACCGTTTTGGAGACGAGCGAGAAGATCCCAGAGGAAGGGATGCAGGCCCTCCGGGCCGGCTGGCGTGACGCTTACGGCGGGCCGCGCAACCGCGGCAAGGTTGCCGTGCTGCCGAAGAGCGTGACCGCCAAGACGCTTGACGGCAACTCGCTGGAGAGTTCCCAGTACATGCAGCAACGCCAGGCAATCGTTGGCGAGATCGCCAGAATCTACGGCGTGCCGTCCACGCTGATTGGCGACACGTCGGCAATGAAATACTCGACGGTTGAGCAAGAGTTCATTTCCGCTCAGGTCTTCTGCCTGCTGCCGTGGCAGCATCGGATCGAAAGCGCAATCGACATCTCGGTCTTGGGCAACTATGGCCCGGACGTTTACTCAAAGCTCGACAACCGCGGGCTCCTGCGGGCGGACGCCACGGGCCGCGCTCACCTGTACCAGCAGATGTTCAACATGGGCGCCATCACGCCCAACGAGATCCGCGAGCTCGAGGACCTGCCCATCCTCGACGAGCCAGCTGCCGACCAAACGTTTTTGCAGTTGGGCTTCTCGACGCTCAAGGCCGCAGCCGAGCAGGGGATGCAAAGCCCGGCCCCGGCAACTCTGCCGGCCGCTGCCCCCAACCAGCCGATCGACCTGCCAAGCGACGGTCCAGCCAATCCCCTTATGAGCGGAGCTCAAGATGTCATCGTCGGTTGAACGTCGTTTTCTGCTGATGGGCGAGATGCCGAAGAAGCTGGCGTTTGTAAAGACGCGCGGCGCCGGCGGCGGCATGAAGTTCAAGGGATACGCCGCCCGCTACTCGTCGCAGTCGAACGACCTTGGCGGTTTCCGAGAGGTGCTGGCCCCTGGAGCCTTCGACAAGGTGCTATCGAGGCGAAGCAAGCCCGACGTTGTGCTGACCTACAACCACAACCCCGATCTCCTGCTGGCCCGGACCTCAAGCGGGACGCTGACTCTGGCAAGTGACGAAAAGGGCCTCCGGTTCTCGGCAGACGCTCCCGACACGCAGCTGGCAAAGGATCTGTCTACGCTGATCCGCCGGGGCGATCTCACCGGGGCAAGCTTCGCGTTCACCGTGAGCCCGTCTTCCGAGTCGTGGACCACCGACGAGCGAGGCCAGGCCATCCGCACGATCCGAGAGGTGCAGGAGCTCTACGACGTCTCGATCGTGGCCACGCCGGCCTACGCCGCGGCCAGCGTTGGCGTTCGTGCTCTGGAGCGATGGAAAGCGGCCCGCGGCGTGCTCGTGCCAATGCAGTCCTACGACAGCCAGGCTGCCGGCCAGGATCCCAACCAGGCCGACGGCGAGGACGAGGCCAACGAGCAGCTCGTCGGCGCCGGTCTTGTGATCTCGATCGACTACGACCAGACGTTTACCGAGGCCCCCGGCCTCTGGCTTTGTTTCATCGAAGAGGCCGTCCAGCTTGGCAACACGGTGATCATGACGACCAGGCGGGCGGACAACGACGCCAACCGGGCCGAGGTGATGTCGGCCATCGGCCCCGACTCCGACCTGGCGGCCGTGATCTTTGCCGGCCCAGACTCCAACAAGCGAGACGCGGCCCGTGCGGCTGGCTACGAAGTCGACGTCTGGATTGACGATACGCCCTCGACTGTCGATGGACCGGTTCAAAGGTTCTTGAGCGCCAATACCAAGCTCGCAGCGTCGCGTGCTCTCGGGGCGCTTGCCATTGCGAGGCTGCGGCATGTCGCCGGCTAAGTGCCGCGCCTGCGGCGAGAGGATGCGTGTCGATTCAAGCCGTCGGTGTGGCGACGTGCAACTCCAGTACGTGGTCTGCACACAATGCCAAGAGCGTCGGAAACGAGAAGTGCCACTGGCAGAGATCTGGGCAAAGCCGAGGCGCAAATGATCAGCAGCCAACCAAACACGATTGCCAACAATCTCTACGACCTCGAGCAGAGGGTCCAAGCGTTTGTCGGCGCTGCTATCGCGGCTGCGTCAAACGGTCTGACGGTGGCGGAGTTCTCCGAGCTATCGATCTCGCTTCTGCGGATTGTCATCGCCACTGCGGATTCGCTGCCGGCCGACAACTCAGACAAGAAGGCTTGGTGCGTCCAGGCCGTGGCCGACCTGTTTGACGCTGTGGCCATCCTGGCGGTCCCCAAGACGTTCCTGCCGATCTGGTGGGCCATTCGCCCGGCCGTTCGCAATCTGGTTCTCCTCGCGGCCGGCGGTGCCGTCGAGGCCCTTCTCCCTCTTGTCAGGATGGCACAGGCATGACGTACATGATCATCCTCGCGGCTGCGGCCGTTGTCTGCTTCTGGCCGCAGCTCGTGGCCGAGTTTGCCAAGCTGCGGGCCAACGCCAAGGGCATTGAGCCACGCTACATGCTGGCCGCGGCGATGGCCGCCGGCTGCGTTGTGGCGGTTGGGCTGGAGCACTTTGGCCAGGACCAGCAGCCAATGCCACCGGCCCCCCCTGCCCCGCTCCTGTTCACGCTTCGCGGCAAGTTCATCGGCCCCACGGCGAGCCAAGACGCTGCCATGTTGGGCGCTCTGTGCGACGAGCTCGCCAACGTGCTCGAGTACGACGCCGGCCAGGCAGAGCCACGGATTAAGACCGGGGCGGCAATCGAGGATCTCCGCCTGGCGGCCCGCGAGGCCCGGCTCCGCGGCGTGTCGCTTGGTGCGCGGCAGCCCCACGCACGGGATGCCGTCAAAGCGTACTTGGACCAGGCGGCCGGCACGTCAGGCGGGCCGCTGACGGCGGAGCAGCGTATGGCGTGGGTGTCTGCGTTCCGGGACGTGGGGAGGGCTGCCACCGATGCCGCGCGATGAAAACGGCGACCTGCTGATCTATGACCCGATGAGCTGGCGAGCCATTCTTGGCGGCGTGCTCGTTGCCGTGGCCGCGTGGATGGCCACGAGGGCGCTGGTCCATGCCGAGCGTGTGGTGACTGGCAACACCAACTACGGCTACGTGCCAGATCCGGTCGGCACAAAGCAGTTCCTCTCCGAGCTTGACCAGCCAAACTTCCGCCAAGCCGGGGCCGAGGCCGTCGAGAAAGCCAAGGGCGTCGACACGTTCCTCTATCGTGCCGCCGACAAGGCCAGCCGAGCTGTGTACGGCAAGCCGTTCGCGCCGTGGAACCAAGGCAACCACGGTTCCTGTGTCAGCTTTGGTTGGGGCATGGGAAGCTGGATTGGCCAATCGGTCTCGTGGGCGTCTGGCGAGCTACCGGCGCCGCCCAAAATGCCGGCCACCGAGTCGATCTACGGCGGATCGCGGACGGCCGGCAGACTGCCTCCGGTGACGTTTGCAGGCTACTCCGATGGCTCGTATGGCGGTGCGGCTGCTCGGTGGGTGGCTGGTCGCTGCAAAGACCCGACAGTCGGCGGGATCCTCTACCGGGAGAAGTACGGGGCGATTGACCTGTCGCAGTATTCGATCCCGCTCTCGCGCGAGTGGGGCAACAGCGGCGTGCCGCTCGAGCTCGCCCGACTGGCCCACCAGCACACAGCCACGGCCGTGGCCCAGATCAACGACTACGACTCGCTGGTGGCCAGCATTGAATCGGGCTATCCCGTGCCTGTCTGCTCAAACGTTGGGTTTGCTGCCACCAACGTCCGAGACAAAGACGGGTTCTTGCCAAGGGGCGGAACTTGGAACCACTGCATGGTTGCCATTGCCTGTCGCCACGCAGCAACAAGCGGCCGCGATGGCGTATTGATTTTGAACAGCTGGAACGACAGGTGGGTGGGCGGTCCCAAATGGCCGGCCGACCAGCCTGACGGCTCGTTCTGGATCTCGAAGGCCGACGCCACCAGCATCATCGCCCAGGGCGACAGCTTCGCAATCGGCTCCGTCGGCGGCTTCCGATACAGAGACCTTCACAACGGAAACTGGATGGCCAAATGAACCTAATTCTTTTGCTCGTCTTTGGTGCGATTGCCGGCGGCGTGGCCAAGTGGCTGCTGCCCGGAAAATGTCCTGCCGGCTGGGTGCCGACCATCGTGCTCGGCGTGATCGGCTCATTCGTGGGCGGCATCCCCTTTGGCGGCCACCCAGCCGGCTTTGTTGGCTCCGTGGCTGGGGCCTGTGTGGTTCTGTTCATCTACTCGATCTGGCAGGATGACAAATGACCAACTCCGATCTGCGAAAGATCTCGATTGCCGTGTTGGTGGCCGTGGCCGTGACGTGGTGCGCAGCCACGAGCGAGTACAGCCCGATCAAGCCCCAGCCCGAGAGGCCGGTTTTGCGGTTCATCCAGCGGCTTGCCCGCGTTGGCCTGTGGGTGATGTGGGCCGCCGAGCCACAGCCGCAGCCCACCGAGAACCTGGTCTATCACGCTCAGGCGTTCGACAAGGATGGCAACCGCGTGCTCGATCACGGGAAAGGCTGGTGATAGATGTGGGGCTCTCAAAAACTGAATCAGACAACCGGCATGATTCTTGTATGTCTTACCATTGCCAGTGCCGTTCTTGGCCTAGCCGGGGTGTGGGGATTTGTTGACAGCAATACGGGCGGGCAGCTGATTTTGACCTTTGCGATTATGGCCGCCACGACGTGCGCGGTTGGCGGCATAGCTGATAAGTTTTGGAAAGGACGGTGATCCATGTGGGGCTATCTGCTCTCGCTGTTAACGAGCTGGTCCGCCGATCCGGCTGCGATTGATCAGGAGCCACCGCGGGCAGCCGCGGCGGTGGCATACGCGTATGCGGCGATGACTCCCGACGTACTTTCAAAGTACGAACCCGAGCAACCAGCTTCAACGAAATCGGATTCCGCAGGAAAGTAATTGCGTCACCGTTCACCACTCGAAAGGATTTCGCAATGTCGCTCAAGCGCCGCCAGCTCCAGGATGAAGCCGCCAAGCTCGCCAGCCAGATCGAAGAGCTCCGGGCAGTCGCGCCCAAGGACGACGCCGAGGCTGCGACGATTGCGGAGCGGATCGACGAGGCCGCCAAGCGTGCCGAGCAGATCGAGCCGGAGCTCGCCCGCGAGTCGGCCCTCGACGCCCGGCTGCGGAGCCTGCGGTCGACCGTGACCGACGCCTGCGAACACCGCGACGCCCTGGTCGCCAAGGAAGCGCCGACCGTGGACCGGGCCGAAGCGGCCGCCGTCTACGGTTTCGGCTCGCGGAAGGAGGCCCGAGATGTGGGCGTTGCCCTCCGCGGCCTGATGCGAGGCGAGACCCGTGCGATGGGCGAGACCTCGAGCACGTACGACGCAAAGGGCTCCGAGTACGTCGTCACCCAGCTCTACAACGCGGTGATAAATATCCTCAAGTACCAATCGGTGGCGTTCCAGGTCGCCTCGACGTTCGAGACGCAGTCCAATCGGATCACGTTCCCCAAGGTTGGCGAAATTGTTGCCACCCCGGTCTCCGAGAACACCGACACCAGCGACACCGACATCAGCACCAGCGGGGCAACCTGCAACGTGCTCGACTGGCGGACCAGTGTCGCGGTCAGCAACACGCTGATCGAAGACAGCCCGGTGGACGTCGCCGGCCTGGTTGCCAGCCGTCTGGCCTACGGCTACGCCAAGAGCATCGACAAGGCATGGCTCCAGGGCTACTCATCGGGCGGCGTGACCATCGGCGGCCTCCACGCCGGGATCACCGACTACAACTCCGGTTCCAACGTGGTGACGGTCGCCAAGACCGCCGACACGACGGTGAAGAATTTTGCCGACATCGTCGGCAAGATCGACCCGTACGCGATCAACCCCAGCTGGGTTGTGGGTGCGGCGGGCTGGGCGGAGGTGATGAAGGTCTCGGCCACGCTGCTGAACGCCAACATTGTCAACGCCACCACGGCCCAGCTGTGGGGCTCGACCGTCCGCAAGGCATACAACATGCCCGCGAACGTCTACGCCATCTACGGTGACTTCAACTTCACCACGGCGATCGCCATGAAACCTGCCGGCCTCCAGATCACCGCAGCCCGCGAGCTGCTGATCAGGAAGAACGCCACGCTGTTCGTCGGCATCCAGCGGTTCGGCATCCTGAACCACGCTCCAGAGTTCGGTGCCTCGCTCGTCAAGGCCACCGTCTGAAACTGACCAGAGACCACGCTCCCCGCGGGCCGGGCCGTTCTCCTCGCGGCCCGGCCCGTGCCATGTAGTGACCATATGAAAATCAGACTCCTCCAGCAGTACAGAAGCTACCGACGCGGCGAGGTGGTCGAAGTGTCAGCCAGGATGGCCGAGCAGCTGGTGAAGTCGGGAATAGCGACGGCAGAGACTCAGGGCGACCTGCTGCCAACGGAACGGCGGGAAGCCGCCGTGGCGGCCCACGTGAACGTCAGAACGGCCGATCGACGCTAGGAGGCCCAGATGCCATACCCGTACCTCTACCCGGTCCAGATGGCCTACGGGGTGCCTTCTCCGCGGCATCCGGTTTCCACTGTGCCGATCACGCAGCCGAAGATCGAGCCGGTGAGCCTGACCGAAGCAAAGGCCCAGCTGCGGATCCTGCCAGACTTCAACGACGACGACGCCCTGGTCATGGCCCTGGTGGCCACCGGCAGGCGGCTTGTCGAGCGTCGGCTTGGCATTACGCTGATGGCCACGCAGTTCAAAGCGACGTTTGCGGACCCGCTCGACCTGCTTTCAAACCGACACGAGAGCAACTGGTGGGGTTGGAGCGACACGCTTGAGCTCGCCTGCGGGCCGCTCCTGGTTGACGGCACGCACCCCGTGGTTGTGACCGCCGGCGGCGTGACGCTGAACCCAGCCACGTACACGGTCGACGCCGACTCGCGGCCCAACCGTATCCGTCTGACCGACCCCGGCAACAACTCTCAAATCGTCGTCACCTACTGGGCCGGACAGGCCACGCCGGCCACCGTGCCACCGACGCTCAAGTCGGCCATCATGCTGATGATCGGCCACCTCTGGGCAAACCGCGAAGCGGTGCTCACAACCGGCATGAATGCCGTCGAGCTACCGATGGGCGTTGACATGCTCCTGGCCGCAGAATCCACCACGGGGCTGTACTGATGCTCCCAGCCGGCATCCTCACCGAAATGGTGGTGGTCGAGGCCCCCACCGAGACCCGGAACGCTTTGGGCGAGACAACGCTGACGTGGTCTGAGTTTGGCAAGCGGTGGGCCTCGATCAGGGCCGTCAGCTACTCCGAGCAGGAGATCCGCAAGCAAACAACAGGCAACGCCACCCACACCATCCGTATGCGGTTCATGCCGGGGCTGACGGGCAAGATGCGTTTGCGGTGGAGCTCAAGGTCGAACCGGATCCTCTACATCTCGTCGGTGGTCGAGCACGGCCGCCGGGAAGAGCACGAGCTGGCCTGCGAGGAGAAAGTGACATGATTGCATTATCGTTCAATACGTCGTCTTTTGATCCAACGGCGTACGACATCGACAAGCAAATAAAAGCCCTAATGAGCCGCTACAAGGCTTTGCCAAAACATTTGGCTAAGAAGCACATGCAGGCGGCGATGCGGCGTTGCTTGCAAAAGGGCGTGCCTATCCTTCGTCGCCATACTCCACCACTTGGAATGAGGAGAGGCAGGAAAAGGGCAGGCTCAACATCTACAGGGGCTTTGAGGCGATCGGTTACGGCGAGGGCTGGGTTCACTGGCAGAAATTCCGACTGGGACGCTTTTGTGTGGGGCGTTTTGGGCTACAAGGCTGGCATTCAGTCGCGGAAGGCAATATGGCTGCAATACGGAACGGCAGCCGGAGGGCCTCGGTACGACATGATCGGAAGGGCTATGGCCGAGTACGGCCAGCCATCCGCCCAGCGTCTTGCGAGCGAGATGGGCGCGGCGCTGGAAAAGGCAACGCGAGAACTGGAAGCAAATTTGAACCCGACCAGAAAATACGAAGCGGGGGGCGGCTATTCGCCGGGCTAAATGGCATCACCCGAAGCATGGATCCGCTCCGCGATCGAGACAGCCACCAGCTGCTCGGCCTACCCGCAGGTGGTGCCGGAGTCGGCGGCTGTGCCGTTTGTGGTCTACGCCAGAGTGGCCACGTCTCGTGAGTCCCTTGGCGTTGCCGGCGTTGCGTTCCCGCCGGCTGGAACTTTTACCGTTGAAATCTACGCGGACACCTACTCGCAGGTGAAGACGCTGGCCGACCAGGTCCGCGTCGCGCTTGTCAACTTCAACGGCACGGCAAACGGCGCCACAATCACGTCTGTACTCCTGAACGACGAAAGAGACGGCGACCCCATCTTTTTCAACGGGCAGGACAAGCCGACATACATGGTCGAGCACAGCTACCAAATCCGATGGAGTGAGTGATCATGCCAACCGATGCCACGATTGCAGACAGTCAGGGGACAACGTTTACGTTTAACGGCGCAACGTTCCTGGCAAAGAACGTCAAAGTAAAGGTTGCCCAGGCTACGATCGATGTGACGCCACTGTCTCAGGCGGCCGGAACCATGCGCAAGCTCCAGGCGGCTCCGCTCAAGGACAACACCACGATCACGTGCGAATACTTTGGCACGACCGCTCCGACGATTGGCTCTTCTGGTGCAGTGTCCTGCTCGACGCTTGGCGTAACAGGGAACGCATTCTGCGAGGACTTTGAGCTTACCGCTGCCGTAGGCGAGTTGGTCATGGGCAACCTGTCGCTCAAGATGACAAGCTGACCGCCGGGAGGTGGCCATGCCGTACATCGAGGACAGCCAGGGCGCTACGCTGCTATTCAATGGCGTGGAGCTCGGGACTTACGTGTCGATGTCGCCGTCTTGGCAGACGGGCAACGTCCACGAGACGACAAGCGCCAACAGTCCGGTTCTTGGCAGCGGCGCCGACTCCCGCGTTCTGCGGCAATACAACGTCTCCGCAATGGAGCCCGGCCAGGTGCAGGTCCGGTTTCTTGGCAATCCGACCTTGAGCCTGAGCCAGATCGGCGTAACGGGGACGCTGGCGATTGTCTGGTCTGGTGGTTTGTATTCCGGGGCTGGGTTTGCCATCGATCTCAATGGCGACATCAAGGCAGGCGAGTTGATTCAATGGACGATGACGTTCCAATTCAGTGGTTATTACTAAGCCACGGAGGGCTCTATGCCACTGACTGCTGAAGAACTGCTTGACCTGGACGATCTGCGGAAGCCGACGAAGCTGGCCGTGCGAGCGTGGAAGCGAGACGTCTGGCTCCTGGATCCCACCGCCGACGTGCGTGACGATTGGGAGATCTTCTGCACCGCCAACGCCAACAAGCGGGCCAGTTGGCGGGCAAAGCTGGCTTCGCTCTTGGTCTGTGACGAGGACGGCAAGCGGCTCTTCTCCGATGCCGACATTCCAAGGCTTGGCAAGAAAAGCGCGGCGGCCCTGCACGAGATTTGGCAGGCCGGCACCAAACTATTGAGCGTCACCGATACGGAAATCGAGGAGCTCGAAAAAAACTAAGGAGCCCGGCCGGTGCGGTGGATCTGTTCATCCACCGGCTCGGGCTCCAGGTTGGAGAGTGGAACGTTGATCGATTGAAAAAACGGATTACGGTTCGGCAACTCAAAAGGTGGATGGCCTACTGGCGGGTTGAGCCGTTTGGCGACGATTGGCGGCGAAGTGGCCGGGCGGCGCTGGTGGCCAGTGGTGGACGGATTGAACCCGACAGCGAAGACAAGTTTCTTCCAAGCTTCCGAGAGAAGCAGCAGACAGAGGCCGAGATGCTGGCCGAGCTCAAGAAGATCCCGCAGTTCAAGAAGCAGCTGGAAGCGCAAGGCAAGTAAATGGCCACAATCGGCAAAGTCGCTGCGATCTTCTCCGCCTCAACCAGCGGGCTCAAAAGCGGCGTTGCTGATGCTGTTCGCTCGTTCAAGCAGATGGGCGGCGAGGCCGGCAAACTTTCGTCTGCTTTCAAGGTTTTGCGGGACGCTGGATCTCAAGGTGTTGGCGACGTTGGTCCAGCAGCTGCACGAGCATCAGCAAAGCTAGCCACAATGGAGTCGATGGCTGCCAAGCTGCAAGCCGGGCTAGCAAGCGGTGCAATCTCGGCAGCAGACTTTGCGCGGAAGATGGACATGATTACGGCCGAGGCCGCCCGCATGTCGGCTGCCGTGGCAAGAGGAATTGACGTTACGAGACAGCACGAAACGGCAGAGCAGAAACACGCAAGGGCAACGGACGAACTGGGCTCGCTTCTTCGAGAAGGTACGATCTCGCAGGATACGTTTGCGCGCGCCACAGCCAACGCCGGCAAGGAGCTAAACGACGCCACCGGCGTGACGGCAGCGCAAGAGGCCGCGTTTCAAAACATGGTCAACGTTCACCAGCGTGGCGCCGCCGTGTTTGCGGACGTTGCCACAGCGGAGGAGCGGCACGGCAATAAGCTCGAGGAGCTGCGTGGGCTCTTGGCCGCTGGTGCGATTAACCAGCAGACGTTTAACCGCGCAGTCAGCAAGGCAGACGACGAGCTCCGCCAGGCCAACGCCGGGGCGAACAAGTTCTCGGGAGCCCTTGGCGGTGCCGAGACTGCACTGGCTAAGGTCAACTCAAAGCTGAACGCACTGATCGGCATCCAGGCGGCTCAGTTGTTCTCGTCTGTGGCCTCGGCCGTCTCCAATGCTGCCAGGTCTCTTATCTCTTACGGGGCCGACCAGGCCGGCGTGGTGGACGCTACGCGCAACCTGTCGATCCGCCTTGGCATGACCTACGCAGAGTTTGCCGGGATCTCCCACGCGGCCAACCTGGCCGACGTGTCTATGGAGTCTGTGGGCAACGCAGCCCAGAAAGCGGAGGTGAACTTTGCCAAGGCCGCCAACGGCTCCAGCGTGGCTCAGGCGGCGTTTGGTGCTCTTGGCCTGTCCGTGGAGGAGCTGGGAGCCCTAAGCCCTGCCCAGCGGTTCCAGGCCATCTCGGCGGCGCTTAAGAACGTGCCGGACTCAGCCGAGCGAGCCCGCCTGGCTGTGGCGTTGTTCGGGCGATCCGGCGGCGAGCTGCTGCCAATGTTTGAGGAGGGCGCTGCCGGGATTGGTGACGCTGCCCGCGAGGCCGAGCGATTCGGCCTGGCTCTTACGCAGGACCAGGCCAACAGCATCGACTCGATGGGCGACTCGTTCCAGAAGGCGCAGCAGGCTGTGGCCGGCGTTGTTCAGCAAGTCGTGGCATACCTTGCCCCGGCCCTTGAGGGCGTGACCACGACGTTTACTGATCTGATCGGCAACGTTGGCGGCGCCAACATTGGCCAGTTCATTGGCGATGCCATCCTGAACGCTGCTGTCTACTTTGCAGGGATTGCTGACTACTTCGTTGCCGGGGCTACGAGCCTCTGGGAATACGCCAGCGAGGTGGGCGTCCAGTGGATTGCCGTCTGGGAGTACGCCAACCGGGCCGCGGCGTTCTTTGCTGGCGTTGGCGATGCGTTCAAGGCCGGGCTGGCGGCGGCCATGCTGGGGATCGTGACGCCCTTTGCCATGATCCTTGCAGGGATCAAGGAAGCGGCCGGGATGCTCGGCTACGAGTCTGCGGCGCTCGACAGTGCCGTGGCGGGCATGGACGCCTTCCGCGGCTCTCTTGGCACAGACATGGAAGCCGCGGCGGCATCGGCTGCCAAGAACTTTAACTATGCGCTCACGGGCGAGGGTGGCCCAAAGGCAGCCGGCGGCGAGTCCAAGAAAGGCCCCCTGGCGATGTCGCTTCAGGAATCGATCGACAAGGCCAAGGCGGACGCAGCCGCCAAGAACGCAGCAAGCCCTCAGACGATCGCCGCAAAGGATCAGAAGCCAGCGGGCGAGGTGGCGGCCGTTGGCCAAAGCACCGAGGCCCTTAAGGCCGTGGACAGCCGATCGAAGGAAGGCATCAGCGAGATGTTCCGACTGATGCGTGGTGGCGGCGACGAGATCCAAGAGAAGCAGTTGCACGTCCTTGAGCAGATCCACGACGATCTGTCGGAGGGCGACAGCCAGGACATAATGGAATTGGCGGGGGCGTAATGGCAGTTGTAAAAGTGGAAGAAGTAATCGGCGGAACCGGCCTCTCCGGCAAGTACGGCGAGTCGTTCACGTTTACACGTAAATGGCGAATCCGCGTCGACGATCCAAAGACATCGAAGGTGGTAATCTCGCGGGCGCCGGGCGTTGTCTTTGGGGCCGGGCATCCGGATTTTGCGGATCATAAAGCAATGGAGTTTGACTTGTCCGACGAAGACGGCGTCGGCATGTTCTGGATTATCACTGTCAAATATTACATCCCGCCCAAGGAAAACACGCCCGACAATACGACGGGGATGCCGAAGGACGATTGGAAGGCCACCGGCAGCACCACTACCGTGCCGGTGTTCAAAGACAAAGACGACAAACCAATTGTCAACAGCGCCGGGGATCCGCTTGAGGGACTGGAGATCGAGGCGAGCGATGCCGCGCTGACACTGACGAAGTGTTATACAAACACCGATTGGTCCTCAATTGCAGCCTCGCAGTCCAACACCGTCAACTCCTCAACTTGGAATGGGTACCCGGCTAGGACTTGGAAGGTCGAGTTTCGCGGCGCGACAAAAAAAGAAATGACTGTATCGGCCACCAGCGGCTCGGCCACCAAGATCTACTGGGAGACCAGCTGGGAGTTTCGCTACCGGGCCGAGACGTGGGATCTGGCACCATGGGACGTAGGGTTCAACCAGCTGGTTGACTCCTCTGGCAGCCCGACGATCTCCGGGTCGAAAAGGGCTTCCGTGGTGGGAGCAGACAAAAAGCCAGTCCGCCAACCCGTGGCCTTATCAAACGGCGTGGCCAAGACCGCCGGCCAGAAACCGGACGTGCTGAACTTCAAGGCGTACAGAGAAACCAACTTCTCCGTATTTGGGACGCCCTCCTGATGGCCAAGCCTCCGCGACAATCAGGGCGGAGCGTGACGTTCACGCCGGCATCGGCCAAGCGGATAGCTCGAGCTGTGCTGGCTCACGAGCGTGGCGGCCGAGACATGGAGCGAACGCAGCTGCGAACGGCCGCCGGCGACGATGCGATTATTCGCGGCACGTTCTCGGCACCGTGGAACAAGGGGTCCACGAAGACTGTCACCGACGCGATCTTGTCGAGCGTCACGTATGGCAGCGTGCAGAACTACTTTGCCAACGTCACCGGCAGCGGAACCAAAGCGTGCGCGATCGCCTACGTTGGCGGTGAGTGGATTCTCATTGCAGCGGAGTGCGGCTAATGCTCGGCGGAAGCTGTGGGCCGTGTTGCGAGACAAAGTGGGTGTGCCAGTGCGATTGCTCTGGCGCTTCCCCATCGGTGGCGTATCCAGCAAGCGTAACAGTTGAAATCAGTGGTGCTCCTGTCTTTTCAAACACACAACGCGGCAACACTTGGACTCTGAATGGAAAATATGAACTGATCGATGCGGTTGCCACCTCTTACGCAGGAAGCTCTTATGGGTTTAGCGACGCTGACGGTGATACCTGTTGTATCTTGGAAACGCAAACTAACCTTTATCAATACACATCCTATCTCTTAGGCAATAATGATCCATTTTTTTCAAACATTTCTTTGAAAGGTCAGAAGCTATTTGTCTCGCACGATTTTCCGTACAAAAGACCTGACAGCAACATCTACTGGGCTAGGGCGGGAGCAAGATACACTTCAGCCAATATGCTTTTGAATGACACCATATGCCGACGACAAACGGCATCTGGAGCGTTAGAAGTATCGTCCCAAGCGACTGCTACGGTTACATATTCTGATAGTCCGCCTGCTAGTCCCAGTGACTTTTCTTTTTCGTGGAAACTGACGTTCCCGGCATAGGACAAAAATGGTTTGCGTTAAAAAGCTTGCTGTGGGCGTCACGCAACAAAGTTTTGCTGGTGAATATGCCACCGAACGAGAGTGCCTTGAGAAATGCAAGATGGGCGCTTGCTGCGTTAACTTGACTTGTTCTGTTGTTCCCTCGTGTGCCTGCGCAAGGGCCGGCGGAGTGTTTTTTGGCGAAGGTGAATCATGCCCGGGAGGAGCTTCACCGTATTTTCGCAATGATTTGTTGTGTTGCTATCCGCTGCGCGAGGGATGCAACGGTGCTGCCCCCAGTGTGCGTGTAATCACAGTAACAGACAGCGTTGGCGCTATAAACCAAGACCAGTGCGTTGTCAACATATCAGGCAGTTATGGCGTAAGTTTACAGCCTCCTTCTCAACTGTACGGTCTACAGGACTGCGGCACGTATGTCGGTGTGGGAAGCGTTTCTGCGTCGTGCTGGCAGTTGCAATATCAGAACGGCGTTGCGCCGCTAGTGTCCTCTGCTGTTTTCTCCATCATTCGCGGGCAGGCATCGTGGCGAGCAACTATTGACACGGCCGACAGGACAGGAACGTTTGCAACAGACGGTCAAAATCAACTTGCCACAGGGTATGGCGGCCCTCCATGCACAGACGCAAACTTCTGGAGCCCTGCTGCCGGGTGCTATTCCGGCAGTGCAACGCTCTACCGATACCGCGGTGGCTCGTCTTCGTCTTCGTGCGCGAGCAAATGGACATCTGTTGGCACAGTCACAATAGGCGAATCTTAAAATGAGTCTCTGTGACCCTCACCCATTGCACCGTGGATGCTTAGTGTGTGGCCGACCGTGTTTTGCTGGCCCGTGCGAGTGCATTCCGCAAGAACAAAAGCCGCCCGATCACGGCCCCGGCACAGAACTCTCCAAGCTCTTGAAACGGTTTGGGATCGAGCCAGCGCCAACCTGCCAATGCCGCGCCAAGGCACAGCAGATGGATCAGTGGGGCTGCGACGAGTGCAGCAAGCCTGAGCGGATTGAAGAGGTCGTTGCCGTCATGCGGGCCGAGGCCGCAGCTCGCGGGCTGCCGTTTCTCGACGTGGCGGGCAGGCTGCTTGTGCGACGGGCGATTGCCAACGCCCGGAGAACCGCCCCCCCAGCGTCTTGATTGAGCGGGTGGGTGTGGCAGGATTTCACCGGTCGCCACCCAGCAAGGACGCAATATGGCCGCCGTCACCGTCTCGCAGCTGCCCGGATCCTTGGACCTGGTCTTCGTGGCCGGCGACGAGTTCAACGTGGCTATCACGCTGGGCCAGAACATCACCGGCTATTCGCTGACCGCCGGAATCTACCCATCTGGAACCAGCGTCTTTTCTGGCGGATCGGCCGTCTCGACTGTGTACAGCCGATCGGGGGCGGACGCCTCGACCTTCGCCACCACCGTGGCGGCCGCCTCGACCGGCACCATCACCATTGGCCTGTCTGAGGCCCAGACGGCCTCACTGACGCCCGGCACGGCGTACCGGTGGTATCTCACGTGGGTGGCCACGGGCGGAGTCACGCGAACCATCCTTTCCGGAAACGTGACTGTCTCAGCCCCATGAGCGACATCAACGTCACCGTCACGAATGCCGGAGCGTCGAACGTCACTGCGACGAGCTCGAGCACGTACACCGCCACCGTTGGCAATGGCGGATCGGTGAACGTCGCTGTCGGCACCGTCTCGCCTGGAAACGCTACGGTCGTTTCTGGCACGCTGGCAATCAACAGCGTGACGACTCTCGCTGCTGGATCGCAGGCGTACGTGAAGAACGACGCCGGCACGGCCTACGCTGCAAAGCTCGATATCGGCATTCCGGCTGGGCCAGCGACGACAGTGTTGATTGGAAGCACTACCACGCTGGATAGCGGCAATGCCACCGTCACCGGAACTACTAGCGGCAGCAACTTGACGCTGGCGTTTGCGATTCCTCGCGGCGCGACGGGTGCCGCTGGCACGAACGGCACGAACGGCACGAACGGCACGAACGGCACGAACGGCACAAACGGCGTCACGCCGACGATCACGGCCAGCGCCACGACGCTTTCTGCTGGCAGCTCCGCAACCGTCACGGCCACGCCCAGCAACGGCGGCGCGAACGTAGCCCTGGCGTTTGGTATTCCGCGAGGTGCTGACGGTGCCGCAGGCTCTGGTGGCGGTGCATCGCTCTCTGACGCCACTCCGTCTGCTCTCGGGACGGCATCTGCCGGCAGCAGCACGACTGCCAGCAGAAGCGACCACGTCCATTTACTGCCGTCTCTGTCAACGCTTGGGGCTGCGGCTGCCAGCCACTCACACAACTACGTCACGGCACTCAATAGCCTCACTGGTGCGTTGACGCTGGCGGCTGGCAACAACGTGACGCTGACTGCCAGCGGATCAACAATCACAATTGCGGCAACTGGCAGCGGCGACGTTGATGGAGGCGACTACGTTGGCGTTGTCGGCACGTACGCAGGGGCGCCTACTGGCGTTACTGGCACCGCCAGCGGCACAAGCGTCTCTCTTTCGTGGACTGCACCAACGTCAGACGGTGGCACGGCGATCACTGACTACACGATTCAATATTCGACAAACGGCACGACATACACGACCTTTTCGCGGTCGGCGTCCACGTCCACAACCGAGACTATTACGTCTCTGACGCGAGGGACGGCGTACACGTTTAGGGTCGCCGCCATCAACTCGCTCGGGGCGGGCGCGTTCTCGACGGCGTCTGCGTCAATCACACCTCCTCTGCAAGTCCCAGCCGCACCGTCCGCTGTGACTGCGACGATTGGCGACACTCAGGTGTCGCTGGCATGGGTTGCTCCATCCGACACCGGCGGCACAGCGATTACGGATTACACAGTTCAATATTCAACTAATGGCACAAGCTGGACAACATTTTCTGACGGAGTCGGCGCCGATGCCAGTGCGACCGTTACGGGATTAACCAATGACGTTAGCTATCAGTTCCGAGTTGCAGCGTCCAATACGGTCGGCACCGGGAGTTTCTCATTTGCTAATTCTGGTTCATCGGTAACACCGAAGGCCATTCAGATAGTCCTAACTAATACGTCTACTGGTTATTTCTCTATTGAGCAATCTGGTTTAGGGACTAGCGCAAGCCCTTTTGTTTGTGTTGTCACTTGCACGAGTCAGCCTTCTTCAGGCACCTATAAATCAAACACAGCCACGTTGTCCGTAAGGTTTCCCGGTTACGGAAAGCAAATGGGCTGGGCGGCTTCATGGAGCGGCTCGGCGCAAGCTCGTTTCTATGTTGACGGCTCTTATCAATATCCAAGCAGCGGCAGCGGAACATACGTCTCGTCTAACTCGCCAAAAGGTTCAGCCTCTACTGGCGGTTATTTAAGCCCGGCTTCTGATTACTTAGGATGTGCGCTGTTTGCATTTAACGCTGGCGAACAAATGACTATCACTGCTTACGTGAGTTAACATATGCCATCAAAAATCAAACCAAGGCGATCTTACACCGCGTCGAGCGTGCCGCTCACCAGCGACCTGGACACGCACGAACTGGCAATCAACTGGGTGGACGGCAAGGCGTTTACGAAGGACGCCAGCGGCAACATCGTGAGCGTGACGCTGGGCGGAGGCTCTTACACGCTGCCCACGGCTAGCAGCTCGACGCTGGGAGGCGTGCGCGTTGGCTCTGGGCTGTCGATCTCTAGCGGCGTGCTGTCGGCCAGCGACTCGCGCTGGGATTTATTCCTGCCGCCAGCACCGACAAGCGTGACAGCGACGGCTGGCAATGCGCAAGCAGCTGTGTCATGGACGGCGCCTACGGTGCTGGCGCAAACGCCGATCACAGACTACTCGTTGCAGTACAGCAGCAATTCTGGTTCTTCATGGACGACGTTTACTCGCTCCGCGTCCACCACGACGAGTGCCACGGTGACAGGACTGACTAACGGTACTGCTTATACGTTTCGCGCGGCAGCTGTGAACGCGGTGGGCATTGGCAGCTACTCAACGGCAAGCAATTCTATCACAGCCGGCGGAGACTCATATTACAGCAGTGTCAGCCTACTCCTTCACATGAACGGAAGCAACGGAAGCACTACTTTCACGGACAACAGCGGCACGCCGAAAACAGTCACGGCCAGTGGCGATGCGCAGGTCAGTACCGCACGCAGTCAATGGGGTGGCGCTTCTGCGTTGTTTGACGGCACAGGAGACTACCTGTCTGTTCCAAGTAACTCCGCTTGGGCTTTCTCAGGCGACTTTGTCGTGGAGTGCTGGGTGTATAGAACGTCCGCCCCAAGCCTTGCATCAATCATTGGCGTCGGCTTCCAGATTGGTGGACTTGGTATAGCGATTAACTCAAGCAATAACATTTCCGTGACAAGGCCAGGCACTGCCATTGATCACACATTTTCGGCGGGTGTGCCAATGAACGCATGGTCACACATTGCAATTTCAAGATCCGGCACCAACTTGCGATGTTATGTTGACGGCGTGCAAAAAGACACCACGCAGACTAACACAAGGAGTTACGCACAGGGTGAGTTGGTCATCGGCATGGACGGCAATAAAAGTAGCCAAGGGTTTATTGGAAATATTGACGATTTGAGAATCACAGCACACGCGAGAGGATACACGGGCTCCACGATTACGGTTCCTTCGTTTCCGTTTCCTGACTCATGAGAAACCTCCTCCTCGACATTCTGCTCACGTCAGCCGTCACCGGCTTTTGCCTCTGGCGTTGGTCAATGGTTCTGCCGCGAGTGCTGAGAGCAGTTCAGCCCGTGGCGACTGCGGTGTTTGAGCGGCGGCGACAAATGGACGAACTGCAAGAGGAGCCAGCGAGATGAGCGACATCAGCGCGACTGTTACAGCGCAGCCGATCTCCGCCACCGTCACCGCGGCCGGCGTGTCGGCCACCGTGGCGAGCTCGTCGGCAATGGTGACGATTGCCGGCGGCGTGGGGCCACAGGGACCGGCAGGCACCAGCGGCGGCCTGCTCGAGCAGCTAAGTAACGTCCAGATCACGTCGGCCCAGCCGGGAGACGTGTTGCAGTACGGCGGCAGCAACAAGTGGCAGAACAACCCGATACTCGATGGAGGTAACTGGTAATGGCAAGCTCATTCCGCGTGAAACGACGAGCCACAGGTGGTGCAAGCGGGGCGCCCAGCTCGCTGCTTCAATCCGAGCTCGCATATTCGGAAGTCGATCAGATCCTGTACATCGGCCAGGGCTCTGGCGGATCTGCCACGGTAGTGGCGATTGCAGGCCCCGGCAGCTACGCCACGAAAGCGTACGTCACCAGTGCCGTGGCGGCCGTCGATGTGTCATCGCAGCTTTCCAGCTACGTGACGAGTTCCACGGCCACGGCCACATACGCCCCCAAGGCGTCGCCCGCGCTCACCGGAACCCCGACGGCACCGACGGCGGCCGCTGGCACGAACAGCACGCAGATAGCCACCACGGCGTTTGTGTCGACGGCGGTGGCCAACGTCATCAACTCCGCCCCCGGCGCCCTCGACACGCTGGCCGAGCTCGCGGCGGCGATGAACAACGACGCCAGCTTTAGCGTCACCGTGACCAACAGCTTGGCCGGCAAGCTGACAGCGTCGAGCAACCTGTCTGATCTCGGCTCGGCATCCACAGCCAGGACGAATCTGGGGCTCGGCACGATGGCCACGCAGGCGGCTAGCAGCGTCAGCATCACAGGCGGATCGATTGATGGTGTTTCGCTCGATGGGGGAACCTACTGATGAGCACGTACGACCAACTTCCGGGCCAAATGCAGCTGCGCTGGCGGGCTGGCGATTCCTTTTCGTCGCTGCTCGATTTTGACATCGCGCTGACTGGCTACACGGCATCCGCCATCGTCACCTCAACCGTGACAGGCGCCACCGCGGCCACGTTCACAACCACCATTGCTGACGCAACCAACGGCAAAATCAACATTGCCATGAGCAGCGCCCAGACGTCGACGCTGGGCGTCGGGACGTATGGCTGGTCGCTCACGTGGGTGGCGCCCGGCGGCGTTACCAGAACGGCTCTGGAAGGGTTTGTAGATGCCACGATCTAGCCGGAGGCGACGATGGCAAAGAAACCACAGAAGCGGTTCTGGGTTGGCAGCTCAGAGGGCTACGGTCAGCCAGGCGACGACGACCAGGTCGAGGGCTGCCTGAGCCCAGACGAGGACGGCAACGTGTATCTCAAGAAGCCGGCGGAACCGACACCACGGAGGGTGGAGCGTGGCAACAGTAAAGACCGGGCCAACAAACCGAGGAAGCCTTGACGCCATCGGCCAAGCGGCCCTGAATCTGATCAAGCAGTTCCCCGATCACCCGTCGCGGTCAATCGCCCGCAAGCTGGTCGAGCAGAGCAACGGGGCAATCACGCTAGACGCCGCCAGGTCTCGCGTTCGCGCGTTGTTTGGCCAGCGAGGCAAAATACTGCGAGCGAGTCCAGATCACGGCGTACGCCGAGCAGCTCGAGCACCAGGCCAAGGCGCTGAGATGCCGAAGTCGCAGGCCGTGCCGTGGACGGCCTACGACATGGCCACGGTCGGCAAGATCGGCATCTTGAGTGACATCCACTGTCCGTACCACGACGACGTTGCCCTCCGGGCCGCGGTGGATCACTTGCACGAACATAAGATTGACGCGTTGCTGTTGAACGGCGACTTCGCAGACTTCTATTCGATCTCGCGCCACGAGAAGAATCCCAAATACAGAAACTTCCTGGCGGAGATTGAGCAGGTCCAGCAGCTGCTGCGGTGGCTGCGTTGCGAGTTTCCCCACATCAAGATTGTGGCGAAAGCCGGCAACCACGAGGAGCGCTGGGAAAAGTGGCTTTACCAGCACGCCCCAGAGCTCTCGCAGTCGCCCATCATGGGCCTCGACAACTGGCTGGCCCTCAAGGATCTCGACATCGACCTGGTTGGCGAAAAGAGGATCATCACCTGCGGTGGCTTGCCGGTTCTGCACGGCCACGAGAAAGGCAACGGCATAAGCTCGCCCGTCAACCAGGCACGCGGGGCGTACATGAGGCTTCATCACACCGTGCTCGAGGGCCACGGCCACAGGACCAGCATCCACAGCGAGCCCGACATGATGGGGGCCGAAACGGTCTGCTTCTCCACGGGCTGCTTATGCGACCTGCGGCCGGCATACGCGCCGCTGAACAAATGGAACCACGGGGCGGCCGTCGTCCAGGTGGCAAAGACTGGCGAGTTCAACGTCGAGAACTTCCGCATCGCGTCTGGGCGGGTGCGGACGTCGTGAGCCACATCCTCACCGACCAGGATCTCCGGCAAGCGGAATACGCCGCCAGAAAGTTTTCCGGCTGTTGGTGGACTGGCACCTCCGGCACGTTAGCCTCTTGGCTGCTGCTGGCAGTTCAAGAGATCAGGAGTACGCGATCCATGAAAGCACCAGACGACACGCCGACCAACGCCGCCGAGCATCTACTCCGGACGGCGATCCACACCGTGGGGGCGCGACGCGCAACGTACGGGCCGCCCCGCCAGCACTTCGCCAGGACGGTGGCGGCGATCAACGCCATCTTCTCTCACAAGCTGCGAGAACCGCTCACCGAAGCTGACTGGGCAATGGTCATGATCCTCGACAAGCTTGCGAGACATCACGGCCCATCGAAGAGCAAAGACACGCCGGTGGATCTGGCCGGCTACGCGGCGTGTCTGGCGGAGTGTGAGCAGGGTTAGGCTACCCGGCCTCGCTCCTTATCAGACTGCCCCCCCCCCCCCCCCCCCCCCCCTTGCCTACCTTGAAACGCTGCGACGACGAGCTCGCGCGGCGTGGTGGCTGTGCGGCTGAACTGTGCGGGGTCGATGTAGCTACGCTCCGCGATCCGTGAGCCCGGCACGTGGCCCAGGTGGGCCGTGGCTGCTCCGGGCCGCTGGATCTCCACATCGGTGGCGCTCGCCCTTCTGAGCCACTTCCAGGTACCCGGCCGGATGCCTGCCTTTGCTACAAGCCGTTTGAACTGGTCATCGAACGTCTCGTGGCTGGACAGCCAGGGCGTTACCAGCTGCCGCGGGGCCACCGAAAGCGAGATCCGCAGGGCCTCGACCGTCGAGGTGGACAGTTGGCAGATCACGGGCCTGCCCGTCTTGCTCTGCACCAGGCTGACGGCCCCATCGGGCCGGACGTCGGCCACCGGCAGCCGCCACTGATCGCCCTGGCGGAGCCCCGTGTCCCAAGCCAGCCTGATGGCCAGGTCAAACCACGCCGACCGGCGGACGCCCGTCTTATGCCATCTCTTGAGGCCCTGGCAGGCCGTCAGGAGGGCGGACACCTCCTCCCACGTCCAGCAGGTGGGCGGCTTGTACGGCACGCGTACAGACCTTATGCGGCGTGTAGGGGGCTCGCACAGGCCGTCGTCGGCAGCGGCCCGCCAAAGGGCGAGGATGCCGACCTTCTTGCTGCGGACGGTCTCCGGCACGACCCCGGAGGCGGCGTAGTCACGCAGCCACGCCGAGACGCTGGCCTCGTCGAGCTCGAGCAGCTGCACGGGGCCGCCGGCCCACTGCTCAAAGAGCCGGGCGGTGATCTGGTACTGGCGGACGGTCTCCGGCCGCACGTCGCGGAGGAGGTTGTACTGGGCGGCATACGCTGAAAGCGTGGCCGGCCCGGATCGGGAATACATCGGAGGCACTTCATGGTGTGCCAAAGGGACTGCCGCCTGCGGCCCCTCTGACGCCCGCCACGCCGCATCGTGCGGCGGTTGGGTGGTGCCATCCTCCGGATGACGGGCGACCTGTCAAACACCCCGCACGGTCTGCCGTACGGTTCCAGTAGGTGGTTCCTACGGTTCCAGTAGCGCATCGGTCTACGGAACCGAAGGTTGCTGGTTCGAGCCCAGCGGGGTGTAGTTCGCCTGCCCAACCATATGGGGGGGCAAGGCGAGAAAGCAAATGGGCGACTGGATTTGCCCAACGACGTCGATACGCTCGGAGCCATGAAAATGCCAGTCAAACTGCCACCGAATCGGAAGCTGTGCGGCACGGCCGAGGCGGCTGACATCTACGGATGCTCGCAGAGGCACGTCCGCCTGATGGCAGACCGTGGTGAAATTTGGTCGCAGAAGGTCTCAAGCCGCTCCATGCTTGTTGATGCAGAAGAGATCCAGCAACTTGCTAGCGAGCGAGACGGCCTCCGCCGTCAGGGCAAGCTTTGCGGCCGTCGCCCAGGCGACCGGAAATCGGCCTAAAGGCCAGCGTCAGAACAGCCGAAAAACATGCTGTTGACAAATATCCCACGAGGGAATTATGTTCCCTCGCCAACGTCATGGAGCACGTCGTGAATCGAGTTGATTGGAACCGTTGGTTAATGGCTCTTGCCCTGGTCAAGGTTGGTCAGGATCTCGGGAGCGACTCGACGCTGGCACGATCGGTGCATGACCTGCTTTCGATCGTGTTTGCTTTTGCTGTCAAATAGCCCACAAAGGAACAACGAGCATGGATGCCCACCAGAACGAGTACGAAGCAGCCGCGGCCGGGATGGCCGACGTGTACGGCCGCCCTGCCCCGGCCATCGGGGATTTTGTGAACGGCATTTCCGCCGGTCGATTCTGGGGCGGCTACGTGCTCGAGGTCCGCGGCGATCGCCTGGCCGTCGATGTCGACGGTGCGATTGTGGAGGCGCCGATCTCGGATCTCACCACCCGCTAAACACGGAGGCCAAGGATGGCCAGGCGAGGAAATCACCGACTGGACTGGTCCGACGCCAAGCGGCAAAGCGCGCAGCAGCACGCCTACCACATGGCGAAGCTGTTCGCGGCCGTGCGGATGCTTCACGAGATCATCCGCACCATCCGGCCGCTGGCCCCGCGCACGTACGAGCTTGAGCCCACGCTCGTGGCCCGAGCCCGTCGCGTGGACGAGGACGCGTGGCCCTACATGGCGATCGATGAAGGAGGCCACGTATGAGCGACGAGACCGTCGAGATGTTGACGTCGATCGTGGTGCTGTGGGCCGCAGCCTTTGTTTCGTATTGGTCGATCTGCAAGCAGCAGGAGGCGGCCGCGGCGGAGACGTTGGCCGAGGAGGCGGAGGATCCGCCACAGCAAGGAAGCAACTTTTCACCGCTGCGGCACGGATGCCGCGGCGGATCTTCTGTCACCTACACGAGGAGCTGGTGGGAATGAGCGGTTTCAAGAAAGCAACGAGAGCCAATGCGTGGCTTCGGTTTGGGCTTGTTGGCCCGGCAGGCAGTGGAAAGACGATGACGGCCCAGCGAGTAGCCCACGGACTGGGTGGCCGTGTCGCCATCATCGACACGGAGCGCGGCTCTGCCAGCCTCTACGCCGGAGAACGTGGCCTGGCGTTCGACGTTCTCGAATTGGAAACGTACGAGGCCCAGAAGTTTATCGACGCGATCAAGGACGCTGAGGAAGCTGGCTACGACGTGTTAATCATCGACAGTCTTTCCCATGCGTGGGCCGGTAAGGGCGGCATTTTGGAATTTGTTGACAACGCGGCCAAGCGTTCCGGTGGTGGATCGTTTGCAGGCTGGCGAGACGCAACTCCACGACACAACCAGCTGGTCGACGCGATCCTTGGGGCGAAGCTGCACATCATCTGCACGCTCCGTTCCAAGGTGGAGCACGTGATTGAGACCGTGAATGGCAAGACGCAGGTCCGCAAGGTGGGCCTCCAGCCGGTCCAGCGTGACGGCCTTGAGTACGAGTTCACTGTGGTGGGTGACGTCACTCAAGATCACGAGCTGATCATCACAAAGACTCGCGCGGCGTGGCTCAAGGATCAGATCATCCGTGAGGCTGGCGAGGATCTTGGCAAGCAGCTGGCGGCGTGGCTTTCGTGCGGGACCCCGGCTCCTGTGACGTCGGCGCCGACGTCTGCAAAAACCGCCCCGGCGGTACAGGGGCCGGCTCCTGCCGAGGCCGACGACGAAAGGCATGGGCCATTTCGTCGCGCGGCAGACGCGATCGAGGCAGCCACGACCGTCGAAAGGCTCGGAGAGATTGGCGATGGACTAGACAAGCTGTTGAGCCGTCGCCAGATCACCCACGACCAGCACCACGACCTGACCGAGGAGATTGCCAAGCGTCACGACCAGATCGAACCAAAGAACGAGGAGCTGACCCATGCGATTTGACCGATTCAATACCGACGAGCCAGAGACCATCACCGAGGTGCTCGAGGACGGTGACCACGTCTGCGACATCACGGGAACCAAGGACTGGACCAGCCAGGACGGCGCCCGCGAGGCCGTGATCATGACGTTCACGCCGACCAGCGGCCGGCCGTCGTTTGACAAGTTCTTTGACCCGAGCGAAGAGCGTGACCACAAGGCCGCCCGGGAGCTCATGGCGGCGGCTGGTTTGCCACCGGATGCCGACTCCAGCGAGCTCAAGGGCAAGCGTGTGACCGTGACCACCAAGCGGGCCACCGACAAGGCTGGCTCACCCAAGATCGACACGCGGACTGGCCTACAGAAGCTGTGGGTCAACGGGTTCAGCCCGGCCAAGCAGTCCGCGCCACCTGTCGACGAGCCCCAGTGGAAGGTCAACGCGATCAAGAAGCGGCCGGCTGCCAAGGTTGGCGGCGGCGGGTCTGACGACATCCCGTTTTGAAAGGAATCACATGGCGAAGTTCGTCCGCGATTTCGAGACGGTCGAGGAGGCCAGGAGGCGGCTTGCCCGCGAGGACCAGGCGGAGCCACTGATGGTCGAGACCGACATGGCGAAGGTGCTCGAGGAGCAGCTGCCCAAGCTGGTGATCGAGCCCGGCAGCCATCACGCAGCGGCTGCGTTCCGGGCCGGGCGAGAAGACGAGTACGCAGACCGAATGCGCAGCAAGTACGGAGGTGAATGGTGAGCTGGCACGACGCAACACCGTGGGAGCGGCGGCTTGCTGAGATCGACTCAGCGGCGTTTCCGCTCTTCAGAAAAACCGACCCCCCCACCTCCAGGCAGGCGTCGTTCCAGGCCGTGGGCGTCCAGGCCGACCACCACCGGCGGATCCTCAAGGCCCTTGAGCTCGGGCCGGCGGGCCAGACGCTGATCGGCCAGCGGTGCAACCTGGACAAACACCGCGTGGGCAAGCGGCTCGGAGAGATGGGGCGGATCGGTTTGATCGAACAGACAGGCCGGACGCTGGTAAACGAGGCTGGGCGGCGCGAGAGGGAGTGGAGGAAGGCAAACGATGGAACATGCCATTCAGACAGAGTTTGACATGCTGACCGCTCTTTACGAGCTGGCCATGCAGAACCCAGTCCGTGCGCGGTCTGTGTCACTAAAGCTGACACCGCAGATGTTCTCCGGCGAAGGCACGGCCGATGCCTTCCGCCTGGTGCGTGGTGTGTTGTCTTCTTGTGAGCAGCCAACCATGAGCGACATCACGCGTGACAACCAGTACGAAAAGTGCCGCGGCGTTGTGATTGAAGTTTTGGAAAAAGGCGAGGCCAACCTCTGCGCCTACAGCCTTGGGGCCGAAAGGTACGTGCACGAGCTGCGAGCTGACTACAGCCGTAGGCAGGCCGAGAGCGCAGCCCAAGACCTGTCTGCGTTGGTGGAAAGTGGCGCGTCTCCGGCAGAAATAGCGGAGGCGGCCAGGGCCGTGTCGGATGCGGCAAGTGCGATTGAGACCGACAGCCGGACGCCAACGCTACAGGATGCTCTTGACGAGTATCTACGGATGGAGGCCGTGCCGACTATTTCCACGCAGTTCCAGCCATTTGACCGGCTGGGCGGTGGTTTTCCGGCTGGAGGGCTGACCGTTTTAGCGGCCCCACCATCCGTTGGCAAAAGCGCTCTCTCGATGCAGCTGCTGCTTGGCGCGATGGAGTACGACCGGAGCCTTGTTGCTATTTGGTGCCTTGGAGAGATGACGCTTGAAGCGTTTGCTAGGCGGGCGATTTGCCACTGGTCGACCCGCGGATCCCAGGCCCCCGTCAGCATGTCGAGCGCCGAGCAGAGGACGGAGCTTGCGCGAGGCTCAGTCATCAGCCTGGCTATGCACATTGCCGACCGGCTTAAGATCGTCAAGCCTCCGTTGCTGATCGATCGCATAGAGGCCGAGGTGATTCAATCTAAGGCAAGGTTGGTGGTGATCGACTACGTGCAGCTGGTCGAGTTTGGTGATGCTCAGGACCGCCGGGCCGAGATAGACGGCGTTGTGCGTCGACTGCGGAGGCTCTCGCTCGAGCACGGCGTGGCAGTGGTCGGGGTCTCCAACGTCTCGAAGATCGTGTCTGCCGAGACTCGGATCGGTGCCATTGGCAAGGAATCCAGCGAGCTCGACTTTGCAGCTGACTTACTTTTGCTTGGCATTGCGGATGAACGCGAGGACCAGGACGGGCTGCGGCCAGTGAAGTGGGCCTGCAAAAAGAACAGGCACGGCCAGTGCCTGGACGCTGACACGATGTTTGACGGTCGCCTGCAAACATTCACAGACGCTACAGCTGGCCGCGAGGCGGCTTTTGACAACTGGGGGTGATAAGTGACGCAAGGAAGCGAAAAGCCCGGCAGAGGCGAAATGCGGAGGCGACACGAGGGCATCATCCGCAGTGGAGCCCTGTCTCGGCTGCGCTCGGAGGGCCGTCTGGTGTTTGGAGTGGCGCTTTGTTGGGCCGACTACGCAAAGTGTACGTTCAGGATGTCTGTGCGCGGCGCAGCGACGATGTCTGGAGTGCATCCGACAACAGTCCGGCGTGGTCTTACCCAACTTATCGACGCTGGCATCATTGAGGTTGGGCCGGAGGAGGTTGGGAAGCGACAGAGATACCGTTTCCGCGTCCCAACAGGGGGTAACGAGCCGTGCTCCCCCCGGTCACACAGTGTGACCACCCCCCGGTCACACAGTGTGACCCCCCCGGTCACCCCCGGTGTGCGCGCCGGACACACCCCGTCACCGGCGCGCGCACACCCCGTGTCCGGCGCGCGCACAGGGTGTAACCCCTATTCCTCAATTGTCCTCAATGTTCCTCAAGGAACCATTGAGGGCGGAAGCCCTGGCGGGCTCCTGCCCTCAGTCGAGCAGCCGGCGGTTGACGGACATGGATGACAACCAGCCGGGACGTTCCCGGATGGCATGGATGGTTCCCAGTCGAAAGGATTTGACTATGCGTTTTCTTACGCTGTTCGTGATTGCGTGTGTGGCCACCGTGGCCCAGGCAGAGACCGTGATCGTGCGCGGCCCGGCCGCGATTGTGACCGCACAGGATCACGCCCTGGTTCTCGCCAGACGAGGGACGCTGGTCCACAGCAACTGCTCCCAGACGGAAGGGATCGGCTGCGGCTCGACGCCTGAGTCTGCCCGACGCAACTGCTGCTACTTTGGCAAGCGGCAGATCGTCGAGGAAGGCGTGGCGTACTCGCCTGCCAAACGTCAATGGTTCGCTGTGATTCGCTACCGGTGAACCGCGCCGCCCGGCTGGCAAACACCAGCCGGGCGGTTTTCTTGATTTGCGAATTGCGAATGTGACGAAACGTCTGCCCAAAAACATTACGACCTAGGATTTGTCACATGAGCCCACACCTGATCGCCATTTGCGGCGTGATCTATCTGGTCGTGGCCGCCGACCTGGCCTACCACGGCAAGACCGGCTTGGCGATTGCGTACTTTGGCTACGCGTTTGCGAACGTCGGTCTCTGGATGGCCGCGCGCTAGACTGAGGAAATGCCCCCGGTACGGTGGTTGTCGCTCAAGGAGGAGCGATGGCCAGCGCGATCAGATTTGTTGTACCGGGCAACCCCGTGCCGCAGCCGCGGCCGCGGATCTCGACGCGTGGCGGCTTTGCTCGAGCGTACGTGCCAAAGGATCACCCGATCCACGTGTACCGTCAGGCGATCGCCCTGATGGCCACGCAGCTGGACGTGGCGCCGCACCAAGGCGACGTGGCGATCGACATCGCTGCCGTGTTCGACCGTCCGCCGTCTCACAAGCGGCTCGGCAGCAAGGCACCGTCGCGGCCCGTCAAGTGCGACTGGGACAACGTCGCCAAAGGCGTATGCGATGCGTTGAACGGCATTGCATACCTGGACGACGACCAGATCGTCGACGCCCATGTAACACGGCGTTACGCACGACCAGGCGAGAACGCATACACCAGGATCATCATCACGAGGCTGTGATGCCACGGAAGGGAGAGAAATCTCTTTTGAGCGAACAGCAGGAAACAGCAGCGCGGGCGGCGTTTGCTCGAGGTGCGACCCGTGACGAAGTCGCGTTCCAGATTGGCGTCTCGCGTTCAATCCTCGACGGCCGCCTGCGGGACCAGCTGCGTGACGTTCGCACAGGGCAAGGCAAGCACAGCAACAGACGCACGGCGGACCCGACGCCTGACGAGATCACGCAGCGGATCGCAGAAGTACACCAGCGCCGCCTGATGCTGTTCGACTCAAGGAAAGATCATGCCGGCTGAGATTCCACGTTGGCGGCCACAGCGGCCACGAACGAAACAAACGAAAGAAACGGCGCACTATCGGTCGTGCGATTGGAAAGCGAAACGGCAGAGGATCCTGATACGTGACGCGTTTACATGCAAACAATGCGGGAAGGTCATCGACGGCAAGCGAGCACACGTCGATCACATCGTCCCGCTCGAAGACGGTGGAACAGATGATGACGCCAATCTTCAAACGCTTTGTGATGCTGATCATGGAAGAAAAACGCGCGAGGAGCAGCGCCGACGTGGTTACATCTAGCGTGTCAGATTGGCAGGTGGGGGTGGGGCATTTTGGAAATCCGGTGGGCAGCGGAACACCTCACGCAACTTCCGCGCGCATTTCCGAAAGTTGTCGATCATTTTTGGAGGCTCCAAATGGGTAAGCGAGGCCCTCGACCGGCACCGACAGCGCTCAAGATCATGCGGGGCAACCCCGGCAAGGAGAACCTAAAGGCCCGCGAGAAGACCGAGCCCAAGCCGGCCGACGCCGGGCTCGACGCCCCCGAGCTGCTGACCGGTCTGGCGCTGGCCATGTGGAACCGCCGCGCGCCGCAGCTGCTGGCCCTCGGCATCTTCTCGGAAGTCGACCGCGAGACGCTGGAACGCTACTGCCTGATCTACGACCTGTTTGTGGAGATCTACCAAGCGGTCAAGGCCGACGGGGCCTCGAGCTCGACGGCCGCCGGCGGCAAGAAGGGAAACCCGGATGTCGGCGCTCTCCGCGGCTACGCCGCCGACCTGCTGGCGATCGAAAGGGAATTTGGCATGACGCCGAGTTCCAGAACTAGCCTCGTGGTGACAAGTGCCAACAAAGAAATCGACCCGCTCGACGAGTTCCTCCGGGCGAGCTCGTAGCTTGACCAAATCTGTCAAGGCAAAAAAGCGGCCCGAGGCCGTGCCGGGCTACGTCTACGACCAGGCCCGAGCCGATCGCGTCATCAAGTTTATCGAGACGCTGTGCGTAATGAGCAAAGGCGAATGGGCCGGGAAACCCATGCAGCTGCTTGACTGGCAGAAGCGCGACATCATCGAGCCACTGTTTGGCTGGGTAGACGGTCAAGGCCGCAGACGATACCGAACCGCGGCAATCTACACACCCAAAAAGCAGGGCAAGAGCACAATGCTATCGGCCCTTGCGCTCTATTTTTTGCTGGGCGACCAGGAGCCCGGCGCCGAGGTGATCTCGGCGGCCTCCGACCGGGCGCAGGCTGGCATCATCGCCCGCGAAGCCGCGTCAATGGTGCGGGCGTCGCCATCGCTCTCTCGCGTGCTCGAGGTGATCGACAGCCGGAATACGATCATCCACAAAGCGAGCAACTCGCGGTACACCGTCATCAGTGCGGACAGCTTCCGGGCGGAGGGCTTGAACGCGTCTGCGGTTCTGCTGGACGAGACGCACAGCCAGCGAGATACAAAGCTCTACGACGCCCTCCGCTACGCTGGGGCGGCGCGTCGATCGCCCATCGTGATCTCGATCTCGACGGCCGGCTACGACCGGCGGCCGACTGCCCTGTGGTGGCAGCTGTGGCAGTATGCCGAGAAGACGATGGCCAGCCCGGCCCACGACCCCAGCTTCTTTGGCAAGATCTACGCGGCCGACCCGGACCCGGCCAAGTGGTTCGACGAAGATCAGTGGTTCAAGGCGAACCCGTCGCTTGGCATCACCGTCTCGCTTGACAGCTTCCGGGCCGATGCCGTCCAGGCCCAAAAGAACCCATCGGCCTTGAACCAGTGGGCGCGCTACCGGATCAACGTTCCCACCGAGACAGACAAACGGTGGTTCTCACCGGAGGTGTGGGCCGCCTGCGGCGGCGAGCTTGAGCAGCTGGACGCTAGACCCTGCTACGCCGGCCTCGACTTGGCCAGCAACCGCGACATCACGGCCGCCGTGTTTCTCTACAAGGCTCCCGACGGCAGCTACGACATCGATCCGATGTTCTGGGTTCCAGAGGACGCTGTGGCCGAGCGTGAAGCAAAGGACCGGATCCCGTATACGCAGTGGATCCGGGAAGGGTTTGTGCGCACGACGCCTGGTGCGCGGCTCGACCACGACACCGTGGCCGCTCAGATCGTGGCGTATGCACAGACGCACAACGTGCGAAAGATCGGAGCCGACCCGTGGAACCTTGGAAACATCGCCTCAAAACTTCAATCGGAGGGGCTTGAGGTGGTAGGAATTGGACAGAACACAGGCTCTCTCTCCGCGCCGAGCAAGCTCCTCGAATCGCTGCTGTACGAGAAGCGGCTCCGGCATGGAGGGAATCCTGTGCTCACGTGGATGGCGGGCAACGTCGCGCTCTACACGGACTCAAACGGCAACATCAAGCCCGACAAGGCCCGATCCACAGAGAAAATCGATGGCATCGTCGCGCTCATCATGGGATTGGCTCTCGCGTCCACT